TCCAAACTTAGATAGTCTACATGTGTTTATTGGTGATACAACAGCACCAGAGAGACGCCAACTTACAGTAACGGATATTCTTAATACAGACACATTAACAGATGGAGGAACATACTAATGAGCACAATTAAATTAAAAAGAGGTACTGGTAGTCCAGCAGGAAGCCTAGTAACCAATGAAGTAGCAATGGACACAAGTGCTAAGAAAGTATATGTTTCAACAGACGGAACAAATGCAGTAGTACTAGCAGACAGCACTGAAACATTCTTAGCTGACGCAACTGATTTTGTTGTAATTAATTACAACACAGAGTTAACTGGTGAGAACGGAAACTTCAGTGATCCAATTCTTAAACTTAGCAATGACTTAAACGGTTACAACAGAACCCAACTGATTCTTAATAACTCAACTGATGATGTTAGTGCAATTAGTGCATACATTGGTGGACCAGCATCAAATTACATACATGCATTGACAATGGATCCAAACAATGATGTACCAGGCAACACAGCAGCAGATGGCAGTGGCACACCTTGGGCAACATGGCCAGGTGATTATGGCTTCTATCTAAGTAAAGAGATTCAAGACCAAGATGACATTAAAATGCAAATCAAATCATTTGGTGGACCATTAACAATTGAGGCAGGCGGTAATGGTGAAATTGGTTATGGTCCACAGAACATTGAAATAAAAGGTAAGCGTCTTATAGTAAGTCCAAATGGAGATACACACGCTACGTTTACTGACACTGGTACAAACATTACAAGTAACGTTGATATTATTAACTATGGCCTTGATGATGGAACAGTTCCATTAACAGTTAGAGTAGATTCAGATGGCAATGATGCAGTAGTAGCAGACTTTCTAAATGAAAGTTGGGATCAGGAAGTTGGAGCTCTGATTAGACTTGGTGCAACTGATGCAGGTGACAAGTACTACAACAATATGATTGACAGTAGATATACAGGTGAAGAGAAGAGACTAACCTTTAAGGGATTAAGTGATGATGCAGCAGATGAATACCCAATGTGGAGTATGCGTTATGTTACAGCAGACAATTCAATTAAGCATTCTGTATTTGGACAACTGTTCCAGGAAGTTAACACAGACACATACAGTTCAAACCAATTCTTAACTGGTACAGTTCCAACTGGCGGTGATGATTATCATAATTTCTTAGCTTGCAACTTAGACTTTGGCGCAAACGCAATACCAGATGGTGCATCAGGCAACCAGTCATTTAGTGCTGATAATACAGCAACAGGTGCGGTAGCTGTTGGTAAAATTACAGCAGTGTATGGCACTGATGATACTGACAACACAATGAAACTTACTGTAGACAGACATGACTACAGTGATAGTGTAGACATGGGTATTAACTTTAAACATGCATATGTACAAGTACCATTTAAATATCAGCCTTACACTACTACAGCAAGAAACGCTTTGTCAGTTGATTCAGGTTCAGTAATATGGAATACCACAGATAGTAAGCTACAAGTATGGACAGGTAGCGCATGGGATAATATGCACTAAGGGAGTTTAGCATGGAAGATAAAACAGAAGACAAACAGAAAGCTGTTATGGGACGCCCTAAAAAAGAAATAGATGCAAACGTGTTAATGAAGTTATGTGAGATTCAATGCACAGTCAAGGAAATGGCATTTGTATTAGGTGTAAGTGTAGACACGCTAAACAGGAACTATAAAGAAGAGATCCAAATTGGCAAAGCACAGGGCAAGATTGCATTACGTAGAGCACAGTGGCGTAACGCAATAGAGAAGAGTAATCCAACTATGCAAATATGGCTAGGTAAGAATATTCTACAACAAACAGATGCACCACTAGATGATGATGCAAGCAACATACTGCCATGGATGGATTAACATGAACAAGGACTGGACAGAAGTAACAAAGCGTAACAGTGAAGATATTACTTCAATTAAGAATGCAATTGATACAATAAAGAACAACCACTTGCATCACATTGAAACAGATGTAGCTGGTGTTAAAAAAGATCTTGATCATCTTAAAAATGATTTGACTAAACAAGATAAGAAGATAGATAAGATGGACAACCGTATTTGGTGGGTCCTTGGAATCTTAGTAGTATCAACAGTAATAGGAATGGTTAAGGCAAGCGCGTTATAACAGCCAACAACTCAACAAGGAAACGTACAATGAAAAAACATATGAGTAGTAAAGAACATGATGCTTACATGAGTCAACCCCGCACTGGACTCAAGCGTCAAGAGATGACAACATTGCATATACAAAATGGTAACCTGCGTAAGACTACAGTAACAAGAGTATTCTTTAACAATGGTGAATACTTAGACAGTGAAAGTACTGAGACTATTTGCAATGCCACTGAGTAAAGTACAAAAGATAGTTAGTGATGATACAAGCCGCTTCAAAGTAGTAGTGGCAGGTAGACGTTGGGGCAAGAGTCATTTGAGTATGAATGAGATGGCAAAGTTTGCACGTTATCCCAACAAGAAGATATTCTATGTAGCACCAACGTATAGACAAGCAAAGCAAATCCTTTGGGATGATCTTAAAGCTAAGATGACACAGTGCCGTTGGGCTAAGAAGATCAATGAAAGTGATTTAACTATTACATTAGTTAATGGAAGTAAGATACATTTACGTAGTGCTGACAACCCAGATAGTTTACGTGGTATATCAATTGACTTCCTAGTAATGGATGAAGCAGCAATGATTGATCAGAAGACATGGACAGAAGTATTACGTCCAGCATTGTCAGATAAGAAAGGACACGCACTCTTTATTACAACTCCAAAGGGCCGTAACTGGGTATTTGATTTATGGACTGGAGCACACAGTCAACCTGGTTGGCAAAGCTATCAGTTCACAACGTTAGATGGTGGACAAGTAGAACAAGAAGAGATAGATGCGGCACGCAATGACCTTGATGAGAAAACATTCAATCAAGAGTATTGTGCTACATTTGAATCATATGCAGGTATGATATATTATAACTGGAATCCTAGTGTGCATGTAACACCGCATCCTAATCCAGAACTACCACGCAATGAAATATTGCATGTTGCAATGGACTTTAACGTAAGCCCATTAGTTGCAGGTATTGCAAGAGTTAACGGTGATGAGATACACTTTATAGATGAGGTTGTTATGCAAGGCTCAAACACATATGAGATGGCAGAAGAACTAACTAACAGATATCCCAACAACCGTATATGGGTTTATCCAGACGCAAGTGGACAAGCACGTAAGACAAGTAGTAATACAAGTGACCATAACATACTTAGACAAAGTGGTTTTACGTTAAAGGTTAAAAGCATCAACCCTCCTGTAAAGGATAGGATTGCAGCATTGAACGCTAGTCTTAAGAGCGTAGATGGTACTGTAAGAATACGTGTTAATCCAAAGTGCAAAGAAACTATTAAATGCATCAGTGGACAAACATACAAAGAGGGAACACAGATTCCAGATAAGTCAAGCGGGTTAGATCACTTGAATGACGCAGTTGGTTATCTAGTACATTGGATTAATCCAATTAGACGTCCAGTAATACAGAACAAAGGTCCAGAATTATTTGGACATTTTTAATGGCATAAATAAACATAATGCCTGACAGATTGATCCCTGTCAATACTACGTACCTGATTCAGTACTAGATGCCCCACAACAACCTATATAGGGAAGACACATATTATGAAGACAGTAGAACAATTAGAACAAACGCATGAGAACTATGCAGAGATAGCCAGACAGGCTACGTATCACTATAAGAGTTGGTTGGGTGGAGAAACTTACAAAAGCGGAAGCTACTTAACACAATACTTAGGTGAGAGCAGTGCTCCTGGTAATCAATACGCAAAGCGTATTAACAGTACACCGTTGGATAACCATGTAGCAACTACAATAGACATATACCGTAGTTTCCTATTCCGCACATTACCTAAACGAGAACTTGGCGTACTAATAAAGAACCCACTTGTTAAGCAATGGCTTACAGACACAGACCAAGAAGGCCAAGGCATGGACAGTTTCTTAAAGACTGCAAATGATTTAGCTATGTGCATGGGTAGTGCATGGATACTTGTAGACAAACCAAGTTACAAAGTAGAAACACAAGCAGAAGAGATTGCACTTGGCATCCGTGCTTATGCTAACGTTTACATTCCACAGAATGTTTTGAACTGGTACTATGAACGTAACGTTGGTGGTAAGCTAGTATTGAAGCACATCAAAGTTAGAGAAACAGACAACACAGACTCTACAGTATTCACATGCTGGTATGAAGACTATGTTGAGAAGTACACAGTAAGCAAGAATGGTGATGGAACACTAGCTGGTATAACTGATCATGAAGTATATGACAACCCATTAGGATACGTTCCTTTTGTATTCCATGCTCCATTGAAGTCACCTGTTAAAGGTGTTGGAACAAGTTTAGTTGCTGATGTTGCAAACCAACAGAAGTTTATCTACAACTGTTTAAGTGAAGTTGATCAAGCTATCCGTGTTGGTACACACCCAACATTAGTTAAGACTCCAAGTACAGAAGCTAACGCTGGTGCTGGTGGTATTGTAACTATACAGGATGATATGGATCCAGGTTTAAAGCCTTACTTGCTTGCACCAACAACAGCAGCAGTTGATGCTATATTGCGCACAGTAGAGAAAGCAGTAGAAGCAATTCAACGCATGACACATACAAGTAGTATACAAGCTACAACTGGCTCACCAATGTCTGGTGTTGCTTTACAAACAGAACGCGCTTTGCTTAATGCTAAATTGAATGACATTGCAGACACACTTAAAGAAACAGAAATTATGATGTGGAACATTTGGTTGGATTGGCAAGCAATTACTAAGCCAGATGACTTCAGCTTAGATTATCCAGAAACGTTTGATATGCGTGATGAACATCTTGAAATGGCATTCTTACTACAAGCACGTAGTAGTGGTGTAAACAACCCAGCGTTCCAAAAAGAGATTGACAGACAAATCATTGCACTGGTTGTTGATGATGTAATAATACAAAGTGAAATACTTGAAGACATTGATGACGCTGACGTTGAAACACATCAAATGGTTGGACCAGATGGTGATGTTGTAACTGTAGCAAATACAGATGATCATCAACAACTTGTAGACATTGGGTATGTGAATATATAATGGCCTTTAGTACAAAGAGACATGACAAGGTAATAACAGACACACTTGAAGATATACAAGCAGGTGTGTTTGATAGTATCAAAGCATTAGAGAATGAAGTAGCAGACTTAATAGCAATGGGTTACAACGCACAAACAATACGCCCAGTTGTGTTAGCTGCATTCCGTAAATGGAGCAGTGCAGCTAAAACAGCAAGTGCTCCTGTTACAGACTTGAG